GAATATTAGCAACACCACCACCCAAATGGTCCAGTTCACCAACCCCACCAAGGGCTTCGACGTCACCTCGAACATCGAGGTCGGCGACGCCAATCTCTACGTGGACACGACGACGGGGAGGGTGGGGGTGGGGACGAACCTCCCCCTAGCCAAGTTGGACGTGAAGGGGGACATTGGGTTGGTGGGGAACATATACAGCGACTCCAACCTCTCCGTCCAGTACACCACTGAGAACCCGAGTAATACCTGGGCCCAAGTTGGGGGGGACCTAAACGGTGAGGCGGCTGATGACCGTTTCGGTAGGTGCGTCGCCCTCTCTTCGGATGGAACACGTCTCGCTGTGGGTGCCCCCCGAAACGACGGTGGTGGTACAGACGCGGGCCACGTGAGGGTCTTCGACTTGGTCGGGGGTGCGTGGACCCAAGTTGGGGGGGACATAGACGGTGAGGCGGCTGATGACCAGTTCGGTACCTCCGTCGCCCTCTCTTCGGATGGAACACGTCTCGCTGTGGGGGCCTACCTAAACGACGGCACCGGTTCCAATGCGGGCCACGTGAGGGTCTTCGACTGGTCTGGGAGTGCCTGGACCCAAGTTGGGGGGGACATAGACGGTGAGGCGGCTGCGGACCGTTTCGGTACCTCCGTCGCCCTCTCTTCGGATGGAACACGTCTCGCTGTGGGGGCCATCTACAACGATGGCACCGGTTCCAATGCGGGCCACGTGAGGGTCTTCGACTGGTCTGGGAGTGCCTGGACCCAACTTGGGGCGGACATAGACGGTGAGGCGGCTGAGGACAAATCCGGTCACTCCGTCGCCCTCTCTTCGGATGGAACACGTCTCGCTGTGGGGGCGCGCTTCAACGACGGTACTGGTACAGACGCGGGCCACGTGAGGGTCTTCAAGGAGAGTGGTGGGGCGTGGACCAAGGTGGGCGACGACATAGATGGTGAGGCGGCTGGGGACTATTTCGGTTGGTCCGTCGCCCTCTCTTCGGATGGAACACGGCTTGCTGTGGGGGCCCCCCAGAACGACGGGGGTGGTACAGACTCGGGCCACGTGAGGGTCTTCGACTTGGTCGGGGGCACCTGGACCCAAGTTGGGGGGGACATAGACGGTGAGGCGGCTGGGGACCAGTTCGGTCAGTCCGTCGCCCTCTCTTCGGATGGGTCCCGTCTCGCTGTGGGGGCAAACGCCCCCACAGACGTGGGCTACGCGAGGGTCTTCGACTTGGTTGGGGGCACCTGGACCCAAGTTGGGGGGGACCTAGACGGTGTGGCGGCGGAGGACCTATTCGGTAACTACGTCGCCCTCTCTTCGGATGGGTCCCGTCTCGCGGTGGGGGGCAACCAAAACGATAGCAATGGTACATACGCGGGCCACGTGAGGGTCTTCGACTACGACGGCGTTCTCAAAACCAAACAAATCATCAAGGAGGACATCGTGGAAATCCCCGGGGACCTCAGGGCGGGGTGTCCGGTGTATTTCTCTGCAACGTTTACGGCTTCCACGGGAACTGGTACGTTTTTTAATTTTGATTCTGTACATGAAAGTAAAGGTGGTGGATTACACGGTACTGCATTTACTGCCCCTATCACGGGTTTATATTATTTTAGTTTTTTTTGTACTTCCAATTGGGAATCTGCTAATCAGACGGGTGGTTCCCAAATTATAATACAATGGTATAAAAATAATTCACCCCAAACTGGTGGAAACAATGGATTAAGTAAAATATATGGTCAAGATCCCAGTTATTCTACATTTATGCACATGAACACATCTATTAGTGCAATGTTTCAATTAAATAAAAATGACATAATTCAAATTAAAAACTATGACCACACCGTGATGGCAGCTTATAATTGTTTTTCAGGATTTTATTTATCGTCATAATATATATGGATTCTTTGCCACATTTTATCGATAAAATCATAAAAGAATGGGATCCAGTTCCAGCATTTTATAGATATAAGTTAACATGGGAATCTATAGAAGTTCCGGACGGTTACGAGAAGCCCCCAAAGGAGGCCTTCGATGCGAAGTTGAAAGAGTTGGTGGACGCCCAACCCCTAAAGGACCTTAGGGCCGAGAGGGATCGTCGCCTCCAAGCAGTGGATTGGGTTGTGATCCGAGCAACCTCCACATCGACCCCCGTCCCCGAGGCTTGGGTCACCTACATGCAGGCTCTAAGGGACCTCCCAGCCACCACCGAGGACCCCGCGAACCCTGTTTGGCCCCCCGTCCCCGAGTGATCCCAATCACTCCCCCCCATTTAATAACAGGTAAATTCATTTCTTACCCTATATTAAATGTCAGTGAATCCACCAGAGGGGACGTTGACCATTGAAAATTCGCACTTGGATGTGAAGGGCAACGTCAGCGCGGTGGCCCTAAAGTTGGGGACCCTCCGGTTGACCCCCTCCTACGGTCTAGACGCCGTCGCCAACGTTTCGAACAGCACCACCCACACCCTAGAGCTCAGTAACGCCACCACTGGCCTAGTGACCACCTCCAACGTGGTTGTGGGGAAGGACCTGGTGGTCTCTGGGAACGCCACGGTGTCCTCCAATCTCACAGTCTCTGGGAACGCTACGGTCACGGGTGACCTAAATGTCTCTGGGGCTCTAGGAATACTGGACGCTATATACCCAGTGGGCACAGTTATTGACCGCGCAACTGCGATCACCGATACCCACCTGAACGGTAAGTATAAGGCGTTCCTCGCAGCCCCGAATCAGGAGTGGGAGTTGACTAAATCACCTAGTACCACGGTTGCTTTTAGGGCTGATAATAACACAACCGCAACATATGCTGCATATACGCAGCATGCTTTTCAAGTGACTAAAATTAATATGAGCAATTCTTTTGCGAACAATATATTTACTGCCCCTTCAGATGGACAGTACGTTTTAGGATTACATTTAAACACTTACCAAGATACTTCTATCATTAATGGGTTTAGAAAGAAAGCTGTTGGTGAATCAGCATTCTCATATTTTCAAGATATGATGCAACCTCACGGTAGTAGTAGTACAAATTATGGTGAGTTGTCGAAATCGATGTTATTTACACTTAATGAAGGAGACCAGATTGATGTATCTGGACGTACAGCTTTATCAGTTCATAGTATGAATGGTGATAGTACAGTAAGTTTAAGTCATTATATTTTCTGGGGTCACAAAGTTGGTTCTCATGAAACTTCTAGTTATGTTTACAAGCGCACGGTGTAGACCCAACTTGTAAAAGTCAGCTTAAAAATAAAGTCTCCATATAATATAAAATGTCTGGTGGTATTGCCCAACTCGTTGCTGTCGGAGCCCAGGATGTCCACCTCGTTGGCCAACCAGAGGTCAGTTTTTTCCGATCGACCTACAAGCGTCACACCAACTTTTCCCAAACCGTCGAGCGTCAGGTCATCCAGGGCAACGTCTCGAACAATGGTATGTCCACCGTCCGCTTCGAGCGGAAGGGAGACATGCTTGGCTATGTCTACCTCGTTCCCAACAATGGCTCTGCGACCCAGGCTGTAGCGGATTGGACCACTATGGTCTCCAAGGTGGAGCTCCTCATCGGTGGTCAGGTTGTGGATGAGCAGGATTCCACCTACTCCACCCTCATCGCCCCCACCCTCTCTGCGACCAGTGCGTCCAAGTCTGTCGCGGGTGACCTCTACGGTGGTGCCACCAACGAACGGTTCTACCCCCTCCGTTTCGCCTTCTGTGAGAACTGGCAGACGGCGCTTCCCCTCATTTCGCTCCAGTACCACGATGTTGAGCTCCGCATCACCTGGGGCTCTGCTGCGGCCGACTCTAGCATGAAGTGGGACGTCTACGCCAACTACGCCTACCTTGACACCGATGAGCGCGAAATGTTCGCGTCCCAGCCCCAGAACATGCTCATCACCCAGGTCCAGAAGGCGGTTGCTTCCCAATCTAAGATTCAGGAATTGAATTTCAATCACCCAGTGAAGTACCTGGCGTCCGGGAAGGGTAGCGCCCTCGCCATTCTCAACAACGATAACAAACTCAAGCTCCAAATCAATGGCACAGATGTCGCGGACTACAAGTTCGCGGATCCTAACTTCTCTCACGTACCCCTCTACTATCACACGTCGAACGCCTCCAAGCCAGCGACACTTAAGACACTCTTCGTCTACCCATTCTGCCTCGACACTGGTAAGCTCCAGCCCACTGGCACACTCAACTTCTCCCGCCTCGACTCGGCTCGTATTGTCAACGACACCCAGAGTGTTGGTGATGACATCTACGCCGTAAACTACAACGTTCTCCGCATTGAGAACGGTATGGGTGGTCTTTTATATTCTAACTAATTAATAACTATGATTTGGAATACTTTATTCCTTCTCGCCATCGTTTTTGTATTGACGTATGATCCTAAGTCCAGGACACTCGAAAAAATTGTCGGTCAGCCCCAGGCTACGGAAGACAAGCCTCGAGAACCCACGCATTACGAAGCCGTCCAATTTGCAATAGCTTAAAAAGAAGGACCTATATCAAAAATATGGTCCCCGTTAATCGTGAAACTCTGCTAATCGTTGGAACTATCATTTGTGCCATTGGTGTTCTGTATCTCTTTAATGAGTTGAAGAAGACTAGGGAGGATGTTGAAAATTTCAAAGGATTCTCAGAACAGGTCGTCAAGCATCTCGGTTCTACCACGATTGAACCTGTGGAAGAGGAAGTTGAAGTTAAGGACGATAAATCTGAAGAATAATGATGTGCCCTTATTATAACTTGCGAATGCGCAATGAAAAAATACAAGGCTATAGCTATACCAGTAAGCTTTACTGGTGATAAACCAAGATTCCTCACAGTGAGGGATTGGAGATTTAAGGATTGGATTTTTGTGACAGGTGGGTGTAGGAGGAGGGAAATCATTAATCCATTGCGTTGTGCCCTCAGGGAATTGGAGGAGGAGACGAGGGGGGTCGTCTCCCTAAAAAACGGAGAGTATACAGAATTTAAATTTACAGTGAAAGAAAGTCCCACAGTGGACCTTGAATATAATGTTTTCATATTTTTTGTAAATTACACCAGGTCGGAACAGCACACCCATATCAAGAAGTTTTACGAAGAGAAGCAGAAGACGAGCCTCAAAAAGTTAATGAATCAGCCCTACAAGAAGACGCACGATGAAAACGATTACATGAGTTATGACACACTCGAAGAATTTAATTCACGTAAACGTTGGAAACTT